TTCAGCACAATTCTCCGGGTCAGGGAACCCTTCTTCAGATTTAACCTCAATGTCGATTGTAACAAGATTGATCTTCTTGATATCAAACTTGATCTCATCTTCAGGATATTTGTCAGATATGTATTGAAATACATACCGGTCGTTACCGTAGATCTTGAAATTATCTACCTCGTCATACTTCTTGTAGAACTCTCTACAATCCCGAACAGTTCCTGGTTGAATGGGTTCTACGTTATCTCCTTCAAGAGTTTTATACTTTGATTCACGTTTTGATTTTACAAATAGAGTGGGAGAATACTCTTCTTTGAATTGAATACTCTGCCCATTTTCATAACCACGGACCAGGAAGTTGGCACCAACAACCTGGACATTTGTATAAAACCTCATTCCTTCACCAGGGTTTCGTATTTGTCAATTAGTTTACCGTTAGGATCTGCCATAGTCAAGATTTTATCAGAGTGAATCATGAATGTATTTTGACTTGTCAGATTTACCAACCAAGGGGCCAGTGTTCCATCTCCTTTAATTACAAATGGTTCAATCAACTTACAATCGGGTTCACCTAGATCAGTTGATACTTCTTCAATCTGTGTGATCAGATTGATATCATTAGTTAAGATTATCAGCTTGAGATTTTTCATACTTTTCGACTCCATCAAGGAACATGTTTTCTACTTGTTCAATCGGTTCAACGATTGTAACTACCCAGTCAGAAGGGATGGGAATAGTTTTATCCTTACTCATTGGCATCCAGGGAAGGAGTTGAATCTTGGAAGGAATCTTAGATGATCCCTCTGTCCTCTCAACATTACTTACCAGATTGACACGACAAGGATACTTTAGATAATAACCAACAACCTTATCCTCCACCAACATCTCAGTGACATCAGCGATTACGTCTTCACCAGACTTCAATAGCATTAATCTTGTACTCATGATTCTACTTTAACTTCGGGTTTAATTTTGTTCTCAGCCTTGACTTCGACAGGAGCAACAGGATCAGGTACAGGATGATACCTTCTGTACCTTACAGTCTCATAGGTTTCAAAAACTTCCTCTGGATTACCGTAGGATGTTTTCTTACGTTGTTCTACAATCTCATCATAAGGATCTGACTTAACAGAGGGCCATTGTTTGTGTGCGTTCTCAGTAACTTGACGACTGATAACCTCATACTCAACACCGTCACCAGAGGTGGGAAGGACAACATCAACGTGTTCTTTCTTGGCTGCCATAGGACATTTTCACTCACAGGTATCATACCATAAAAAAAGCCGGGTGTCAATGAAAGTGGCCATTGAACCCGGGCGGCGACGATATGTTTTATTTAGATGTAGTCTCTTCGTTGGTGGTGTTCGGGAACAACTTTAGTGAGGGTGATTGAGAGAAGTCCGTCTTCAAATACGACGTTGGTGACTTCTGTATCTTCAGCGAGGGTCCAGGCTCTGTCAAAGTCTCGCTGAGCCAATCCCTGGTGGACATACGTCCTGTCCTCAACGGGATCTTCTTTTTTCCCCTCGACATAAAGTTTTCCATACTCGGTGTAAGCATGTACCTCCTCTCTCTTAAATCCGGCTAGTGCAATTTCCAGTCGCGTCTCAGTACTATTTACCTGAACGACATTGTAGGGAGGATAATTGTGAACAGATGCATTCAATACTCTATCAAAGTACGCATCCATACCGATTGAATTCTTTGTAATCCTGTCCATTAGCTGATCTAAGTTGGCAGCATTATACTTTGCAAGTGTCATGTGACTTCTCCTTAATAAGCGAGAGTGTGTTGTGTGGACCCCGAAGGCATCCTTGGCGTCAAAGGGGGAGAGAACCCCCTGTCCTCTGACATACTAATTATACCACAAGCATGAAAAAAGCGGGTGTGGAAACCCGCTTATTATTGTTCGGTTGTCTGGGATCGAAGTCTGGATCATACTCCGGTTCCCTAGGATCGATACGGGGATCCCACCAAAAGTACATACATTGTTCTAGTCTGAGAGTCTTAAGTGGTTTAGATAGTTTCATTAGTCATCATGATCGTCGAAGGGATCATCTAGATCTTTGGAGGGAGGACCAAATCCCAAGTAGATACCATAACCGGTCAATAATATTAGAACAGCAAAGATACCGTACATTCAACTCTCCTCTTCAGTCTTTCCTCTCTTACCAATATTATACTTCTGTTCCAGGGTCCAATCACTCTTATCTTTGTACGACAATACTTTGATCTGATTCAGAGGTGCGATGTCAAGAACTGCATCTTCTTTGACTATCGTAATGAGTCCCCAATCAGCAAGAAGCTTAGTAATACGATTCCTACGCTGAACATCATTAATAGTAAGATTAGCGTATTTACCATCAAGAGCAAACAACTCTTTGAAGTGAACGATGAAATACTTACCTTGCTTATGAAGTATGTGACATGATTGATAGAGCTTCTTTTCTTTTCTAGAAGCTACTCCGATACGAGTCAATGTCTCTCTCACTTTGAGAAAGTCATCAGGTTCATTAAGCTTGATCTCAACCATCTGGCTCTGAGACCAATTAACCTGAGGTTCAGCAGTATTTGTCATTTAGTTCCACCAGTGTCAAGTCGTTTTTTGATAAATTCAATTTGTTCATCAGATAAGATTTTCAGAACTTGAGATGCTTTCTCGTTACTATAGCCATAGTATTGTTTGACATACTCTATGTCTGATACCTTCTCCTTACGTAACCAAGGAGAAAATCTCTTTTTCTTTCTCAATATATTTAGATAAAAATTATATTGCATGTCCTTATCCAGGAAATGATACCGGTTCATTTCGTTAGCAAACAACACACAATCCAAGTGACCTGACAGACACTTGTTGACAATAAAGGGTGGATACTCCTTGACAAGGGTAGAGTCTTCTTCAATAAGATTCTCCTTATTGAAGTTAATAGAATTCAACCAATCCTTAAGTTCCATATCAAAGAATCAACTTTTTACTTGGGGTTTCAATCTTAGAGAAAATCTTCTTGTAGTTCTCTACAACCATGTCTTTAGCTTCGATGATGTAGACAATATAATCCCTAGAGATTTTGATTGTAGTATCATCTGCAGAGAGATAAGACCAGGGAGAAAATCCAATCTGACCTTGTGCATTAGGAAGTGCTACCAGTGCATTCTCCACTTCGACATACTCATCAGTCTCATTGATCTGGGTGTAGATGATCTCTTCACCTGTGTTCATTCGTAATACTTTGACTTCCATGATTTAAATTAGAGTGATAGTGAATACCATAGACCGTCATACCTATCATTGTCAACCAATAAAGTGCAATGGCTAATGTACCAACGGTCACCATTTTACCAGGATAATCACAGAACGCATTGTTCCGTCCTAGTTGATTTTCTACAGTGGTGTAGATGTTCTGTTTCTTAATCAAAATTGACCCAGGGCATCCACCCTGTCATCTCCTCTACAAACTCTGTTGTACTCTCTCTGGCAATACGAACTTCGTTTGCCATCTCCCTATATCCAGACCCAACATACACTTGCCCCGCCACCACTGAGACAGTTGCCATGCCCCAGAACACATAGTACCAATGTGATTTAATTTGTTTCAACATTTTTGAACCTCATAATTTCAACAAAACACTCATCAAGTGAATCACAGAACCCAGTCACATGATTATTTTTTTCTTCTAGGTTCCAGATATATTTACCAAGCTTCTTACCCTTGTATTCTACATCCTTGGATAACTCAATTTGGATATTCATTTAAAGTTACATTCGACCATGATTTCAGTAAGACATGCCAACATGTTTATCTCTTGGTCCGCGACGAAAGAACTCTGATACTGATACTTAGCAATAATGAGAACAGCAGCAGCAATCCCTGCACCATCCAGTTTTGTATATACAGCATCGTAAACACTACGAAGCAATACATTAGGATCGTTGTCAAGATTATCGACCACCCACTTACGTACCTTTGAGAAGTCTTTCTCCTTAAGGTTTCTAAAGAGTTCATCAGTTTTGACATTACTAAATGCTGCAAGGATACCTGTGTCAATCTTACCACTGACTGAATATCTTTGTAACTCATTCAGAACACGTCTCCAATCAGGGAAGTGTTTCTGGATAAGTTCTACCAAGACCTTGTTATCATATTCAATACTTTCTGCAGCCAAGATTTCTTGGAGACGTTTGAAGAAGAGTCCGGCAACCTCCTGCCGTTCCTTTCCTTTGATGGCGAAGTCAATGACGGCGCAACGGGAATGGAGGGGGGCAATGATTTTGTTCTTGTAGTTACAGGTAAAGATGAATCTGCAATTTCCAATGAACTCCTCAGTAAACGCCCGTAAGCAGAGTTGAACATCTGGGGTTGTGTTGTCAGCTTCGTCAATGATGATGACTTTGTGTTTAGAATCTGACGAAAGTGAGACGGTCGAAGCGAAATTCTTCGCATTGTTTCTGACAGTATCCAGGAATCGTCCCTCATCGGATCCGTTGATGACATAGTAATCTACTCCAAGTTCATGACAAAGTGCTTTGGCCACTGTTGTCTTACCACAACCAGGAGGACCAGATAGAAGGAGATTAGGAACCTCACCTTTCTGTACAAATTGTTTGAATGTATCCTTAATCCCAGAAGGGAGAATACATTCATCAATAGTCTGTGGTCGATAGGACTCAACCCAGACAAATTCATTACGACTCATTATCAAATCCAATCAGGTTTACGATCAGGGATACGAAGGTAGTTGTCCTTCACCCAAGGTTTAGATGCAATATACATCTTGTATTTGTCAAAGATGGAAATTGTTGTATCCAACTTGAACTCGTCAGGACCAGCAAAGATAAAGGGTGTCGGACCTTTACCAGATCTTCCTGTAGGGTCTCCTGTAGGTAGTATAACACGAGCCTCCTCCAGTGTCTTACGACAGGTGTGTACTTTGTTATACCGTAGTTCGTACTCATCACACATTGCAAGACCGTGAGTAAGGAGCCACCGCCAGTTCATTACAAATGTGTTTGCCCAGATGGTACAAGGGTGGTTACGGAAGGCACCTTTCTCCGTCTTGTATGGTTGACCGTCTTGACGGTGAAGTTTACCAAATCCATGTCCCCACTTATCTGAACAGACGATAGAGAGCATCTGACAGGTCTCTAGTGGCATCTTGACGATGTGTTTGTCAGGGAGAACCCTGGCAGACTCTACTGGACTTTCACTGGTAACAAAGATATTCATGACAAAGGTCTCTGAAAGATTTCGGATACAATGTCTGTTGCTTTCATGATATCATACATGTATGTGGCAGCAGCTCTGGGTTCTGTGTGATCACCACACGTAAACACATCACATACTGCCATACCATTCTCTGGCCATGTATGAATAGAGATATGAGAATCTGCTAGAAGAGCAACAGCCGTTACTCCATGAGGATAAAACTTGTGGGATGAGATGTCAAGTAATGTACTTTGAGATACAGAGGCAGCATGAGAAAGAACACTTCTAATATGTGCCTCGTCATCCAACAGATCGTATGGACAACCCTTCAGTGTGAAGAGTATGTGTTTCATCCAAATGTAGAGTCAGGTTCAAGAGCAATGTAATAAGTAACATCGATGTTCTGATTCTGGAAACGTGACAGAAGTTTCTCTGACACAACCACATCGTAGTTACCTGGAACAATCTTCAGGTTCTCTTCCTTGAAGTTAAAGACAAACTCGGTAGTAGTTTCACCAACAACAGCAGAGAAAATATTTGAA